CGATCGGCACGGCCGGACAAAAGACCTCGCTTGTCATGGGCCGGGCGATGGACGGCATCTCCGCTCGTGTCGGCAAGGTTGGGGCGCTTCTGAAGACCGCCCTGGGGCCCGTGCTCGCAGTCTTCGCGGGCGGGAAGATCTTCAGCGGCCTCTCGCAGATGGGCGAGAGCCTCGACGTGCTGAGCGAGCGCACGGGCGTCGCCGTGGACAAAATCGACGCATGGGCCAAGGCGAACCGGGACGCAGGTGGCTCTGAGGAGGCTTTCAAGTCCGCGCTCGAGAACTGGACGGTCGAGAAGGGCCGCTCTGCAGACGACTTCTTCCGCATGGGTGAGGCCGTCAAGGGCATGAGCCAGCAGCAGGCCGCCTACTTTATGCGGGCGATGGGCCTGAGCCAAGACGCCGCGGCGGTCTTCACGAAGTTCACGGACAAGGCGTCGTCCGCCGCCAAGGCCTACGAAGGCATGGCGATGACCAGCGAGCAGGCCAAGGCCGCGCGCGAGATGAACATCCGCTGGCGCCAGTTCACCGATCAGGCGCAGGCCCTCGGGAATGTGCTTGGGGTGACGGTACTCCCGGTCGTGAACCGCGTTCTCAAGGTGCTCGGCGACGGCGTGGCCTTCCTGAGGGAGCACAGCAAGGGCGTGAAGCTGATCCTCGCCGGGCTGGGGGCGGTGCTCGCCGTCACTTACGGCCGGTCGATCATCCAGGCGATCGCGACAACCTCGACTTTCTTCAAGACGCTGAAGGCCGGTCAAGGCGTCATGGCGGCGCTCAATGCGACGATGCTCGCGAATCCCGTCGCGGCGCTCGTGGCAGGCGTCCTCGCGCTCTGCCTTGCCCTCGACGACCTGCTCGCCTTCCTTGACGGCGGGAACTCCCTTCTCGGGAAGTTCCTGAGCTTCATCGGCTTTTCTGATAAGCAGATCGACGCCTTCCGAAAGAGCCTGCTGAACTTCTTGCAAGTGCTCGGCGGCATCCCGGAGAAGATCGTCGGGGCGATCCAGTCCGCTTGGGACGGCGTCAAGGATTTCGGCAAGTGGGTCGGCGGCCTCTTTGACGGCGTCGACTTTTCGGGGGTCGGCAAGGCCCTTTCGGTGGGGATCCTGCTGCCGCTGAAGGTGATCGGGAAAGGCATCGTCGCGGTATTCGACGGCCTGGAGGTCTTCTTTACCGATCTGCCAACGAAGATAGCTAAGGGCATCCCCAAGGCGCTATCTTCGCTTTCCGGGCTTTCTGATGAAGTCGGCGCCGCCTTTATCAGGGCCTTCCACTCGGCCATCGATTGGGCGAAGAAGGCGTTTAAGGCGCTTGTTGGTTTGATCGGCAAGTGGGTCGCGAATGCACTCAATATCGGCGGCAAAGTGAAAGGGGTCGTAAGCGGAGCTGTTGATAGCGTTACGGACGGCGTGAAAAACGCCATGGGCGGTATCGCGGACATTTTAGGCTTCGACGCAAAAGGAAAGCCGAAAGAGGCATCAGCTCCGGCGCAGGACCCCAGCGGGAAGCCTGCGCCGGATGGTGGAGCCGCGGACGGCATCAAGGACCGTGTGAAGGGCGTCTTTGGCGGCATCGCGAGCTTCTTCAGGGGTGGCGACGAAGCCAAGGCGCCCGCGGCGGATGCGTGGGACTGGGGCCGATACGCCTCTGCGCCGACTCAGGCGGCGGCGGGGGCTATCGCGGCATCGCAGGCGAAGACCTCGCAGGCTCCGGCCGTGGCGAATCAAATGGAAATGAACGTCGTGAACAACATCCAGACGAACGGCAGTCCGGAAGACGTGGGCAAGGCCGTCGGCGGGGCGATGGACAACGCCCTTAGCCGCCGCAACAGGATGCTGGTCGCGGCGCAGTCCGGCGTGATTTCAAAGTGAGGTGAGGATGGCTGAAGTGTGGGCTGTCATCGATGACAGCGGAAACCCATTCTGCGGATATACGGCGCTCGACGGGTTCGAGGACAACTCGGCCGCCACGGTGCCGACGGAACCGCAGGAAAACGGGGCGCTCTACGCCTACGACAAGGTGCCGAACCCTTCCGAGTGCTCGGTGAGCCTTCTCTTCTCGGGGGACTTCCTCGCGCAGCAGGAGGCCGTGACGAAGCTTGAGGCGTACCGTCTCGGCACGCAGCTCTTCCGCATCCTAACGCCGAGCAAGGTCTACTCCCGCATGGCGCTTGTCTCCTACGGCTACTCTCGATCCGCGGTGAATGGCGCGAACGCGCTCGAAATTCACTGCGACTTCCGCGAGATCGTGTCGGCGCAGGTTGGCGGCGCGACGGTCGTCTGGTCTCCGAAGAGCGCGAATGACGCGGGGAAGACTCAGACCGGGAAAGTGCAAGGGGAAAAAAGACAAGGCATTGTCGCCGACTTGGTGAGTCCGAAATGATTGAAATTCCTCTTCAGAAACTGCCCCATCAGGAGTTCTCGATCGTGCTCGATGGGCAGAACTGCGTGCTCGAGCTCCGGCAGATGGGCTCCTTTCTGTACCTCACGCTGACGGCGGATGAGGTGAAGATCTGCGACTCGCACGCATGCCAGTCCGGGGAGCCGATCCCGGTGTGGAATACCCCGCTCTTCTCCGGGCGGCTCTTCTTTCAGGACGGCAACGGCAAGCTCAAGGCGCCGCAGTACGACGGACTCAGCGATCGATACACTCTCTACTACGTGACGGCAGAAGAATGGCAGGAACTTACAGCCTAAAGGACATCAGGGTTTCGATCACGCTAGACAAGGGTGGCGCTAATAATCAATTCGTCTTTCAGGGCTTCGCGACGAACGTCAGCCTCTCGAAGACGGGCGGCGTGGACTTTGCGACGGCCCAGGTCGAGATCTATGGCCTCACGCTTCCGGTCATGGGCCAGCTCACAACGCTTGCCTTCAAGCCCCTGGATCGCCTCTGGAATGCAATCGAGATCGCGGCTGGGGAGCGGGGCAGTGACCTCCCGGTGATCTTCCGCGGGTGCGTGACGGTGGCCTATGCGGACCTCAACGGATCGTCCCCGGTGCTCAAGATCGAGGCGCAGGTTGGCGCCTATCCGCTACTCGAGCCGGCATCTACGGTGAGCATCAAGGGCACTCAGGACGCGGCGACCTTCATCCAGTCGCAAAGCGCGCAAGCGGGCTTTGACTTTCAAAATGACGGCGTGAAGGGGACGCTCTCGGACACGACGATCTACGGCGACCCGATCACGAAGATCAGGACGGCTACCAACGCCATCGGGGCGGATGTCATCTTTGATGACGATAAGACGGTTCTGATCCCGAAGGACGGCGTGCGGCGCGCAGAGGGCGGCATCCCGCTCGTCTCAGCGGCGACTGGCATGATCGGGTATCCGGTCTTCACGAGCCAGGGCATCCAGTGCAAGACCTTCTTCCGGCCGGAGCTCCGCGTAGCCGCGGTCGTGAAGGTCGAGTCGATCGTCCCGCACGCGAGCGGAACGTGGAAGATCACGCAGCTCACGCACACCTTGAGCGCGCACAACCCGGGCTCGAGCACGTGGGAAACTTCTTTTGATGGCATGTGGCAGGGGGACTGATGACAGAAAGAACTCAGCCGCAAGGCGCCTTCGTATCTGGATCTCAGCTGAACGTCCTCGACTTTTTGATTCGGTCGATCGTCAAGGGCATGATAAATACGGCGATTCCGGTGCGAGTTGACGCAATCGAAAGGCCGGGCGATGGATCGGGCGCGGGGTATCTCTCCGCGACGCCTCTCGTGAAAATGCGGAGCGCGTCGGGCGAGGCCCTGGAGCCCGTCTCCATCCCGAAGCTGAGGTGGTTCCGGCTCCAGCATGGGACGGCGGCTCTCATCTGCGACCCGAAGCCGGGCGATGTCGGACTGGCGGTCTTCGCTCAGCAGGACGTCTCGACGCTCACGGGAGGGGCCTCGCCGCAACAGCCGGGGAGCTTCCGATGCTACGACATGAGCGATGGCTTCTACCTCGGGGGCTTCTGGGGGCAGACGCCGACGACTTTCGTGCGCATCGAGGACTCGGGAGATATCACGATCACGGCGCCGGAGACGGTCGTCGTGAACACGAACGCGAAGACGATCAACGCGACGTCGTCCTGCGACATAAACACTCAGCAGGCGACGATCAACACTCCCCAGACACACATCACGGGGAACGTGCAGATCGACGGGAACCTCTCCGTGAAGGGGCACATCTCCGGCTTGTCCGGGCTCTCGGTGAGCGGGGGCGGCGGCGCAAGCGTGACGGGTAGCCTCACGACGACCGGGGACGTTACGGCCGGAGGCATCAGCCTGCAAGGGCACGTGCATACCTGCCCAGACGGCGAGACGGGCACGCCTCACTAGGAGAAAGCATGACGCATACGGCCTACACGGCGGAGCTATCAGACGACTGGGATCTCACGGTGGACGGCAACGGGGATCTTTCGATGATCCGGGGCGCGCAGGCGATCTGTCAGAATGTCTGCAACGAAGGACGCCTCTTCTATCATGACGCGGTCTTCCGATGGGATCAGGGTATAAAGTGGTTTGAGGACCAGATCGCCCAGCCGATTCAGGAGGCCGTCACGACCGAGGATCTGCGCACGGCGGCGTCAAGCGTCCCGGGTGTGCTCACTGTGAACTCGGTGACGCTTAAGAAGCTGGATCCGGCGACAAGAACATTGAGCGCAGAGATCGAAATCACTACAGAAGAGGGCATGAATGGCCGAGCTGAAATTTGATCCACGGTCCGGCGTAGTCGTGCCGACGACCCAAGAGGTCCGCGACGATATCGCGTCTGGCCTGCAGGAGGCTTTCAAGACCAAAGACGGCGATCCCCCGCTGAACGTCGATCCGTCCTCCCCGATGGGGCAGGTCGCGGACATCATCACGACCGAGGCGGCGGCGAAGAACTCCGAAGTGGCCTTTCTGGCGAACCAATTGAACCCGCGCACGGCAACGGGCATCTGGCTCGACGCGCTCGCGGCGCTCTACGGCCTCACGCGGCACGTCTCCGAGCCGACCGTCGTCGTCTGCACCTGCACGGGCCTCCGGGGGACGGTGATCCCATACGGGGCGATCGTGCAGGATACTCAGGGCCATCAGCTCCGGCACAGCGTTGGCGGTGGCGTGACGATCCCGGACTCCGGCTCCGTCGAGACGACCTTTTCGGCCGTCGAGCACGGAGCTATCGAGATCGGACCGGGCACGGTGACGCAGATCGTAACCGTGATAGCGGGCTGGGATAGCGTGACGAACGCCGCCGCGGGCGTCACGGGCCGCGTCGCAGAGCCGGACGGCGAGCTGCTGAATCGCATGATCGAGAGCTATGCAGTCAACGCCAACGGGACCGTAGCGAACGTCCAGGCGAACCTCTCTGAGCTCGACGGCGTCCTCGACTGCGTGGTCCTCGAAAACTACACGAACCAGCCGCAACAGCAGTACGGCATCACCTTGACGGCGCACAGCATCGCGGTATGCATCGTGGGCGGCGACGACGAGGCCATCGCCGAGACGATCTTCCAGCGCAAGAGCGCCGGATGCGGGACGGTCGGAACGACGCAGGTGAACTACGTGGACACGGAGCACTTCAACGCCTCATACACGTACAACATCGTGAGGCCGACGGCGGTTGCTCTCAAGATCCAGGTGACTTTCTTCGCCGATAGTATGGACGCTGAGACTCAGTCGAAGGTCAAGAAAGCGCTCATCTCGGACTTCCTCGGCGAGCTCTCGAATCCGCGCGTGAAGCTGGCGACTACGGTCTACGCGAGCCGCTTCTATCGATGCATCCAGAGCGTCACGGACAGCCCGATCAATCAAATACTCCTCGGACTCAATAACAGGGGGCTGGCGACGTCCATCGATGTGCCCGCGGACGAAAGTCCTACGCTCAGCGAGGAGACCATTTCGCTAGTCTTCGGAGGCCGACATGGCTGATACTCAGACTTGGCAAGACATCCTCGACGTCGATGACGTGCGCGACGAGGCCGACTTCGCGGACATGACGACGGACGCCATTCAGTCTCAGTACGCGCACGCGAAGCGCATCCGTGGCGTCGCGGAGAAGGTTCGGCAGGAGATCGACGCAACACAAGATATGGTGGATTTGCACGGCATGGTCGCGGACATGCAGACCGCGCAGGGCGTCTATCTTGATTGGTGGGGTCAGCGCGTCGGCGTGGCCCGGCTTCTGAAAGTCAAGGGCGAGTGGTGCCGCTTCGATGATGATTACTACCGCTTTCTGCTCCTCTATCGAGCGCGATGCAACCTCGCCAACGCAACGGTCTCGACGATGAACAACATGCTGTCGCAACTGACAGATACTCGGGTATTCGTAGTCGACTATCAGAACATGTCGATTCAAAGCATCGTCGTTATCGGCACCATCAGCGATCTCCAAGCGCAGATCCTTCAAACCTACGGACTGCTGAACCGGCCCGCTGGCGTGCTGACGAACTTTCTTATCATTTACCCGGACGAGAAGATCTTCGGCTTCGCCGGGCAGGATCTGCAACCCTTTGACTTTGGGGTATTTAACCCCGGGCGAACGATTGAAACGTGATTCACTCAGCGCGAAGCCACGTAGCGAGAAAAAAGCAAACCCCGCAAGGTTCGCGGCCTTAGCGGGGTTTTTCTTGACCACCTTCTGGACAGGTGCTCAATGGAACCAATTTTAGAGCTAGTGAGGGCCCCCTATATGGCTCAAGAACTACCTTTCTCGATATACGTTATCGCTTATGCGGTGGCGATCTTGGTAACCGCAAAGGCGGTTAGGGCTATCAAAGAGCTTTGGAAAAAGTAAACCCCACAGGTGTAGCGGCCTGCGGGGTTGTTTGTACCTCAACTCACCTGAGGACATATGGATATTTTACCTTCATTTGACTTGGTGAGACTTATGACGACGCCTGATCTTCCGCTCTACGGTCAGCTTTTCGCCTATGGCATCGGGCTTGCCGGAATCGGTATCGGCCTCAAACAAATAGTCGGAGCTATCTCGCAGATTCTTGAGTGGTTTCGGAAATAGCAAACCCCGCAGGGAGTGACGGTCTTGCGGGGTTTTTCGTATCTGATGAAGAGGATCAGACATGAAGATTTTACTGGAGATCAATCGGGAGGTGCGGATGTTGCTGAGCGAAAAGAATCTGCCGGCTCATGGCAAGGCGGCCGCTTGGGTGCTTGTCGCTTTGGTCGCGGCTGTAGCCTTTGCCATTGTGTGCTTTGGAATTAGCTTGCTGAAATAGCAAACCCCGCTGACGTGCAGGCCAAGCGGGGCTTTTATTGATCACCTTCACTGCGGGCGATCCATAGAAACAATTTTACTTCAGGTAATTGGCGTGCTGATTTTGTGCGGCATTGCCGGTTTTACGGCTTTGACTGCTGGTCTTGCCGTTCTCGTTTGGAAGAGAGTGTTCAAAGAATGAGCAAATATCCACCTCATCTTTTGTCGTGCCCAATTGCCCAAAACGGCGACAAGGCCGCAGTCCCTGTGACGGCTCAGGAAGCCGGTGCGGGGCGACTCAGTCAAGAAGAAGGCTGGGGGGCATGGAACTCCCGCCCTATCGGTGAGGGCGGCATCCCGCCGAAACGCGAAGACTTTAACTCCGTACTGAATTTGCTTTCGTCCTTTTTGGTTTACTACCAGCAAGGCGGGGTCATGAAGTACTCCGCCTCACTTGACTATGAGCCGGGCAATGAAATCTTCTCCGCCACGGGTACGAAGTGCCGGTGCCTCGTAGCGAACGGCCCCAACACCGCAAAGGGTGTAGTCGCTCCCGGATCGGATAAGACTGTATGGAAGAACCTTGATGCGCCATCCGTTATCGCCGGTCAGATCACGCCTTTCTACAACTGTCGGCTCGGCGGCTCTGACGGTCGCCGCCTGATCCCGTGGGGCGAGAGCGTCGCCGACGAGCGGTACGTACTTTGCGACGGCGGCACAGACGGCTTGGGCGGGAACGTCCCGAACCTGATGGATAAGTTCCTCCTGCCGAGCACGGTCGCGCAGGCGGGACAGACGGGAGGTAGCCTCAACCTCTCGATCCCGGGCGTGACCGTCAACGGCACGGTCGGGGAGACGGTGCTTACGGTCGAGCAGATGCCCGCGCACACGCACACAGGCAGTTCATCGACTGCGGGCGCGCATACGCACACTCGCGGCACGATGGAGATTACAGGCGCGATCCCCGTGGACGATCACAAGATCCGCTATGTCGAGGGGGCCTTTTATCAAAACGGGAACTATTCCAACTGCGACAACCGCGACTCAGAAAACGACTCTCCTCGCGCGTCCTTTGCGGCTTCGAGAACGTGGTCCGGGGAAACGTCGTCTGGCGGCTCGCACTCGCACACGATGAATCTAAACTCGACCGGTGGCGGGCAGGGGCATACGCACACAATCACGAGCTCATCCGAAGCGCAGACGCTCACGCTAGACCGTCCGCCTTTCTATCGTCTCGCTTATTTTGTCAAACTGCCGGAGTAGTAAGGCATGGCATCAAAAGAATTTCATTTCCATTACGTCAAAACGCCGACCGGAGCAATAAGTGGGCAGTCTGTCCTTACGCAGACAGAGGACGCGATCAATGACCTCGGCGACTATATGTTCGAGGCTACGGGCGACGCGACCGAGGCGTTGAATAAGGCTACTGAAGCGCTCAACACGGCGAATACGGCTCAGCAAAATGCGGCCGAGGCGCTCTCTACTGCGAATTCTGCGATTGGTAAGGTCAACACCTTAACCGCGACCGTCAATTCGTTTGATGGTCGCATCAAAAAGGCTGAGAGCAACGCGGCTAATGCCGTCACTGCGGCGACTGAGGCATCTAATAATGCCTCTCAGGCAGTCACAACGGCCAATTCTGCGCTTAATACGGCTCAGCAGGCCGTCACGACGGCCAATGCCGCGAAGACGATGGCTCAGAATGCAAGCACTGCGGCTACTCAGGCCGTGGGCACGGCCGGCGCGGCGAATGCGACGGCGGAAGAGGCGAAGAAGATTGCTCGGCAGGCCGTGACCGACACGGACGGCATCCGCGAAGAAATCAATCAGAACATGGCCGTGATGACCCAAAAGGTAACCGAGGCCACGACGCAAGCGCAGAACTCCGCGTCCTCCGCCGCCCAATCACAGGCCAATAGTGACCTTTCTAAGCGGTGGGCGACATGGACGACGGGCGTAGAGACCGAAGGCGGCACGGACTACACCGTCGCCGATGACGGCTATTCGTCCAAGTGGAATGCTCAGCTCGCTCAGGCATGGGCGGTGAAGACTGACGGCAAGGTGACGGAAAACAACCTGCCCGATGGAGCTGAGATCGACTACTCGGCAAAGTACTACGCTCAGCAGTCGCAGGCTAGCGCAACAGCGGCGGACGCCTCTGAAGCCTCTGCGCTCTCTTCGAAGACCGCGGCGGCATCGAGTGCGGCGGCGGCCAAGACGTCTGAGACAAATGCCGCCAATTCTGCATCTGCGGCTAATACTTCAAAGACAGCGGCGGCAGGCAGTGCTACTACTGCAAGCACGAAGGCAACGGAGTCGTCTGCTTCTGCGCAAAAAGCGAAGGACTGGGCTTCAAAAGAGGGCGGCCCGGTTGAAGGCGAAGGCGCTACAGCAGAGTATTCTGCGAAGTATTACGCGCAACAAGCGAATCAGAGCAATAGCGTGAAGTACGTTGCTCAGACGCTTACGACTGAAGAGCAGTTGCAGGCTCGAACGAACATCGGAATGACGACACTAAGTAATTCCGAAATCGATGCCTTGTTTAGCGCCTAAGTTGAAGCTCCCCCGTTTAAAAACGGAGGATTCACCATGACACTCTCAAGGTTGTTTTCAGGGGGCAAAGCCGCCTGAGCGTCACCCAATCAATTGCACAAAAAAGCAAACCCCGCAAGGTTCACGGCCTTAGCGGGTTTTTTTCAAGAGGAAAAGACATGGCTGGATATTTGGATGCGTCGGGTCTCAAACATTTCAAGAGGAAAAACGACGCTACATATCTTGGCAAGCAGGAGAAGGCGGCTTCGGCGAAGGTCGCAGACTCAGTCGTTTGGGAGAACGTTTCCGGGAGGCCGGATCTATCTGCATTAATTCCGCCCGGCACGATCATCCACTACGCCGGGCGCACGGTCCCGAGCGGCTGGCTCATCTGCAACGGCGCGAATGTGAGCCGAACCGACTACGCGGCCCTTTTCGCGGCTATCGGTACGATCTACGGTGCCGGCAACGGGTCGACAACCTTTGGCCTGCCGAATTTGAACGGTCGCTTCCTCGAAGGCACTACCTCGACGTCAGAAGTCGGTACCTATAAGTCAGCGGGGTTACCGAACATAAAGGGCTACTTCAGCAACAACGGGGATGGGCGGTTCGAGACTAGCAGTGGCTCTTTTACTAACAACACCTCAGTGACGCATAGCCACAGCGGAAATAACGCTAATGAAGGTCGGGGATTTAACTTTAGTGCTTCGAAATCCTCGTCTTTTTATGGCCAATCTTCAACGGTTAAACCCCCGGCGATGGTGGCTTTAGTCCTGATCAAGTCTTAATGAGGGCTAGTGTCGCCAGTGCCGCTGGTTGAACTACACTGGTCGCTCCGTATACGCTAGACGACAGGTTTGCGTAAAACTCTCGCCGAAGAGAATTGAACGAACCACCCCCGTACCGAGACGTACCCTGCATCGCCGAATTGGTCGAGAAACACCCGTCGGTCCCGTCACCCTGGTTAAGACCAGCAATGAGTCCGCCTGTGATGTTCGGCCATTCAATTTGGCGTTTTCGGGGCTTGAACGCGTTGCCTCAGCACTGTGCCAAGCCCCACAGATCGGAAGCGCTATGGCTAAGGGTTGTCGCTGCGGCCATTGGGAAGCAGAGGCATCAGCCCGGCACTTCGGGCACAGTGCTCAAGGTAGTCGCTCCACGCCCGCATGACCGCTCGTCTCGCGTCGAGGTAATCGCTCCTTTGATAGGCGCGGGATACCTGAGAACCTGAGACGTGAGAGAGGCAGGCTTCGGCGACTTCGAAGGGTGTGCCCATGTCCGCCATCCAACAGCGGGCCATTGATCGCAGGCCGTGGGCCACAAGCCTTCCGGCGAGCGTGGTTCCGTGCAGGTACTTGGCGAGTGCTTGGGAAGAGATGTGGGAGCCGGGATCGCGCCCGGCGAAGACGTAGGAGCTTCTGGGGTGCGGGGAGAGGGATGCTTCCTTGGCGAGGAGAAGGCGCATGAAAGTGGTCAAGGGGACGCGGTGCAGGCATCCATTTTTCATCTCAGCGGCAGGGATGGAGAGGGTGTCGCCGTCGATCCACGCCTTCCGGAGCTTGGCGGTTTCTCCGGGCCGGAGCATGGAAGCGAGGGACCAAAGAAAGAGGGTTTGCGTGCGCATTGGAGCGCACTTGACTACTGCCAGCGCGTCCGGAAGAGATTGCCATGAGATCGACGGCATGGGTCTGACGATGGGGGCAGCGAAGACTCTGCTGACTCTGGCAACGGGGTTGTGAAGGATGTAACCGGCGCAGACGGCCAAATCCATGATCTCGCGCGTTCGCATCAGCACGCGTTTGAGTGTGGCTTGATGGCCTGCGGCTTCGATGTGCCGGACGGTCGCGATGATGAGGGGAGCGGTGATTTCGTCGAGCTGACGGCGACCGAGAGGGGCGATGACATAACGCTCAAGGCGGCGCTTTTCATCCATGTAGGAGGTGATTCTGCCGCGCTTGAGATTGCACCACAGGCGGAAGGCGTCTGAAAGGACGTATCCACGGGGCGGCTCCTGCCCTAACTCCTTCCGCTTTCTGCGGGCCAGTTGCCGGGCCTGCATCAGAGAAACCTCGGGCCATCGTCCGAGGCTCAGATCAGTAACCCTGCCTCCGTAGGAAATGCGGAGACACCAACTTTTGACCCCCGAGGGGTGAACCCGAAGGGTGAGGCCGTGGCTATCTGTCACGGTGTAACGCTTTTCACGCGGTCGCAAGGCCGCAATTTTTCTTGTAGAGAGGTTTTTCGACATGAAGCCCAATGAGATCAAAGAAATCCCGCACGTCGATGAGGATGGCTACTTTGATGGCATGGTGGCCTGCATAGCCGACGCGAAGGGCTCGCTGATGCTCGGCGCGGACTGCTATGACATCGCCGCCCCCGAAGACGATGGGAAGCACTTTTTCAAGCTGTCTGCCGACAAAAATGGCTGGGTGGCGGAAGCTATTCCGCAAACAGTCGAGGAATGCGTCGGCATCGTGCTCGATCATCACAAACAGACGAAAAGAATTCACAAACTCCGCACGGCTTTCGATGAGCTCACGAAGAACTCGACGACCTATCGCCTGGTCCAAGACCCGGAAACGAATGCCCGCTCGATCGAAAAGATTCCGGAACAGACTGTTGAGGAAGCGCGCTCCGAGAAGATGCGGGCCCTCGACTCTGACTTTACGTCTTGGTATGAGGACGGCGCGACACTAAAGTCTTCTCTGGGCTTCGAAGCCGACTCGGACTCCCGCGCCATGCAGGACGTGAACGGCCTAGTCACGGCGGCGGAATCTTCGGCCGCCTTCGTGGACACGGAGAGCGGGGGCGGTCTGATCTTCATGGACGCCAACAACGTTGGGCATCAAGTCAGTCTTGACCAACTCAAGGCTCTGCAGCTCGAAATTATTCAGGCCGGACAGGCAGCCTATCAGGAAAAATGGAAGCTGCGCGACGCGATTGAAAAGGCGAAGACGAAAGAGGAGCTGGGAAAGATCGTCATCGCCTTCCATCCGGTTGACTTCTCTACGAAGTGATGCGGCGCTATCTGAAGCAGGTGCTCATCGCCTTTGATCAGCTCATCAACGCTCTCCTGGGCGGGTGGGCTGATGAGAGCCTCTCTGCGCACGCATGGCGACAGCACCTAGAAGGGAAACGAAATTGGCCGTATTTGCTCATCGATGCGATCTTGTTCTTCGATGGCAATCATTGCCGGACGAGCTATGAGAGTGAGCTAGAGCGGACCCAACTGCCGCCCAGCATGCGGGGCTAGGTATAATCGCCGCCAGCATGAAGCAAGGACGCGGCGCATAGCCTGTTCCTGCCTATCCACACCTACCGACGGCCGAGGCAAGGAATTCCCGGCGTATCGCCGGAGGATAGGCCCCCGCTAGGGGTGTAGAAGCGACAAAGCCCAGTGCGCTAACACCGGGCTGAGTCAATGATGCAAGGGGTGGTTATGCATGCCTTCACTCTTGCTTCGTGTCAGATTATGCCACACGACATCGTTGTGGTGACGGGCGACATCAATATTGATGGGCTCGTCATTGCCGTCATTATTGCGGCGTGGCTGATCGGCAAGAGGCGTTAAGCCGCAGGGGTCGTTCTTCTTCGGGAGTTCGGCCCCTCTTGCTATCTGTCTGCTCAGGCCCGCCAATGCGCGGGCTTTTTTTATGGGTGAATTGATGCTCTATGTGAAATGGATATGTCTGTTGCCGCTGAGCTTCGTCATGGCGGTCGTCGGGAGGGTGCTCGCGCCGATCCTGCCGTTCTTCGCGAAGTCAGACGGCTATCTGCCCTCATGGCTTTCGTGGTTTCAGACGCCTGACAACCCTCTTGATGGCGACAAAGGCCATTGGGAGCGCTGGCCGGGCGTCTCGGCGTGGGCCACCTACAGACGACGGGTTGCGTGGCTTCTCCGGAACGTCTGCTACGGCTTCGATATCTCGGTGCTCGGACAGAAGACCTATCCGGGAGACCGGCTGGAAATGCTCGGCGAGGAGGGCGTCTCGGATCAGCCTTACGGAAGGTCCGGCTACTGGGTTAAACGCGTCTATCACGGCGAAAAGCTGGTCTGCTGGCACCTCTATGTCATCCGGCAGTGGAGCTTACTGCCGTCGAAGTGCCTGCGCATTTCAATGGGATGGAAGCTCTTCAGATTTGATGGCTTGAAAGAAGAGATGCATCAGCTCACCTGCTACTGCAACCCCTTAAAAACCTTCAAACAATAATGAGGTCATTATGACTAAGGAAGAAGTTCTCGCCAAGCTCAAGGAGCTCGGTATCGACGTGAACGGCGCAACGGATGAAGTGATCCAGAAGGCGCAGGCGTGGCTTGAAGACCAGAAGGCACAGCTCGATACCGAGACGCGCCGCAAGGTCAGAGCCGCGTGGATCGCGATCTCGGTCGTTGCTCTCGTCGTCGGACTTGCGGTCGGCTGGTACGGCCGCATCCTGCTCGGGTGACGCAATGCACTCGCTTCTACCGGTAGGGACTGAGGCGGCGTGGATAAAGATAGGTGCGGTATTGGGGGTGATCTGGGGGGCGACGTTAGAGAGCGTTGCCCCCTTGGTCTATTGGTATCTGGCCTTCATGGCGGCCGACCTTCTCACCGGGATATGGGCCGCCTGCCGGACCGGGACTTTCAGCTCAAAGCGCCTTAGCTTTGGGATGGCGAAGAAGGGACTTGCCTTTTTCATCATCACTCTTGCGCACGGGATCGACGTGAGCTTCTGGTTCGTGCTCCACGACATGCCACTTTTTCAAAGCGTGACGCTCTGCGCCTATGCCTGCGGCGAATTCGGCTCGATCGTCGAAAACATCGAGCGGGCGGGTTTCGGAGATGCACTGCCTCCAGTCCTCAAGAAACTTTTCTTGTCGCTTGAGAAGCGCCTTGAGAATGCCGTGGACTCCAAGCTCGATCAGATCGGGCTTGATGATGAGGAGAAAGACAAGAAGACCAAATAGCAAAAGCCGCTCGGGAGCGAACCGGGCGGCTTTTTTGTTCTTTACGAACATGAATTAGCAAGAGGATTGTACCAATGAACACTGAAGAGCGCATAGCTCGCCTGGAAGGTTTTATGAACAAGTTTGAGGAAGAGCGTATTCGAAGTGAAGAGCGAACTCGCATAGAAATCGAACTTGCGGAGGCGCGACTAAAGAAGATGCGTCGCATGTGGGAGTTCTTCAAGGTAGTACTGAGCCCGATCATTGCCGCCGTTGTGACGGCAATAGTCATGCAGTACATACAAAAATGAAAATCAGAATACGCAAAAGCCGCTCGGAGGCGAACCGGGCGGCTTTTTTATAGGCAATTGTTTCGAGGGCCTATGGGAGACATTTTAAATGCTTTGAAGATCGGAGAGCTCATGACTGCAGATGATTTGACATGGCAGGCGACGGCCATCCTGGTCGTCCTCATCGCTTTCGGTGTTGCCGTCGTCGCGTGCGTCGCCGGGAAGGCCGTGAAGATTTGGCGTGATGCTCTGAAGTGAGGGACTATGACCGCTCGAGGAATTCGGAACAACAACCCGGGGAATCTCCGGCACGGGGAAGACTGGCTCGGACTTGCTCCGGTGCAGGATGATCAGAATTTCTGCACATTTACAGAAATGCACTTTGGTGTGAGGGCGCTCCTGAAAACCCTTCGCACCTACGTAGAGAAGCGAGGATGCGACACCGTGAGCAAAATCATCACCCGATGGGCTCCGGAAAATGAAAACGATACGGCCTCATATGTGCTTCATGTCGCGACGGCCTGCCGCCGTGATCCGGATGAAGGTCTGAACTTCGAGGCCGACCCGCTCCTCTATCTGGACATCGCGAAGGCGATCGCCCGACATGAGTGCGGCGTCGATGTTGAAGCGATCACGGATGATGCGTGGGAAGTGGGCCTCAAGGAGGCCGGGCTGTGACCTATCTGAAGATCGCGGGCGCACTGCTTGCGGTGCTTCTGGCTTTCGGAGGCGGCTATCGCTATGCCGCTGCGCTTTACGAAAAGGACGCGGCGGAGCTTCGGGGAGCCGAGGC